TGAAGTTGCAGGTCAGTTAATTCAAACAGTAAGTCAAGTATCTCAAGATTTACTAAGACTACAACAAAATCTTAGAAGATTAAAAGAAGTGCCTGACCATGGTCCTAAGAATGTAACCAATGCATTGTACATTGGTTCTACAAATGAATTACAAAAACTTCTAAAGAAAAACAGTAAAGATGGAAAATCTTAAATCAAGAGAACAGTATCTTGGTAATCCCAATTTAAAGAAAGCGTTTACTACTTCAGAGTTTACTGAAGAGCAAATCGTTGAATTGGGGAAATGTATTGAAAGTCCAAAACACTTTATTCTCAATCATATAAACATTGTAACCATTGATAGAGGTCTTGTACCTTTTGAAATGTATAAGTTTCAAGAGAAGATGGTTGATACCTTTCACGAAAATAGATTTACAATATGTAAACTACCAAGACAGTCTGGTAAATCAACAATCATTATTGCATATCTATTGCATTATGTTCTATTTAATGAAAATGTGAATGTTGCTATTCTTGCCAACAAATCATCTACTGCTCGTGATCTATTAGGTCGTTTACAACTTGCATACGAACACTTACCTAAATGGTTACAACAAGGTGTAATGAATTGGAACAAAGGTTCGTTAGAACTAGAAAATGGTTCCAAGATTGTTGCGGCTGCAACATCATCATCTGCTATTCGTGGTGGTTCTTTTAATATAATATTCTTAGATGAGTTTGCATATATTCCTAACAATATTGCTGATGAGTTTTTTAGTTCAGTTTATCCTACAATTTCTGCTGGTAAATCATCAAAGATTATGATAGTATCTACGCCACATGGAATGAATATGTTTTACAAAATATGGACTGACGCTGTAAACAAAAACAATACATACATTCCTATTGAAGTAGACTGGCGAGAAGTACCTGGTCGTGATGAGAAATGGAAAGAAGAGACAATTAAGAATACAAGTGAACAACAATTTCAAACCGAGTTTGAATGTGAGTTTTTAGGTTCAGTTAATACTCTTATCAATGCTACAAAATTAAAAGCATTGGCCCATGTAGAACCACAAAGAAGTAATGACATTGATGTATTTGAAATGCCTCAAAAAAATCATACTTACGCTTGTACGGTTGATGTATCGAGAGGTACTAACAATGACTATTCTGCTTTTGTTATATTTGATGTATCACAAATGCCTTACAAAGTGGTTGCAAAATATAGAAGTAATGAAATTAAACCTGTTGTCTTTCCAAACATAATAGATACGATATGTAGAAAATATAACTATGCATATGTGTTAATCGAGACAAATGATTTAGGTCAACAAGTAGCAGACGCTATGCAATTTGAATGTGAGTATGACAATATGTTAATGTGTACTCAAAAAGGCAGATCAGGACAAATATTAGGGGGTGGATTTAGTGGTAGAGGTTCTTCTTTAGGTCTTAGAATGACTAAGGCTGCGAAAAGAGTAGGATGTTCTAATCTAAAATCACTTCTAGAAGGCGATAAACTGTTAGTACAAGACTTTGATACGATTGCTGAACTATCAACCTTTATATCTAGAGGTAAATCTTGGGAGGCTGAAGATGGTTGTAATGACGATTTAGTTATGTGTTTAGTCATATTCTCTTGGCTTGCGAATCAGGCATACTTTAAAGAGTTAACTGACAATGATATGAGAAATGCTTTGTTTGCTGAGCAACAAAATGCGTTAGAACAAGATATGGCCCCATTTGGTTTCATGGATGACGGGTTAAATGAGAACGAAACTGAAACAGACGAATACGGTGATGTCTGGTCATCTGTAAATGTTATCAGATAGTATAAAAACCAGTACTTATAAATAGTTTCAAGGGTTGAATAAAAGTAAGGGTAAACTAACTAGGAGAATATAACTATGGCATTTCAATTATCACCAGGTGTTCTCGTACAAGAAACTGACTTAACAAATATAGTACCAGCTGTCGCTACTTCAATAGGGGCAATGGTTATAGTATCTGAAAAAGGTCCAGTAGATGAGATCGTCACGGTATCATCTGAAAAAGAATTAGTAGAACAGTTTGGGCAACCAAACGGAAGTACTTTCGAGTATTTTTATACAGCTGCTAACTTCTTACAGTACGCAAACACTTTGAGAATAGTAAGAGCTACAACAGGCATGGTAAATGCTGCTGTATCTGGTACTGCTATTCTAATCAAGAATACAAATGATTACTTGCAAAATTACGCTAACGGTTCTGCGAATGTTGGACCTTTTGCTGCTAGAACTGCTGGCACACACGGAAACAGTTTACAAGTTTCTATGTGTACAAACACTAATGCTTATTCATCTACTGCTACTTCACTAGTAAACAATGCAGCTGGGATCGCCGTTGGCGCTACCGTTGTTGCTGTTGATACTGGTTCAGAATTTGTAGCTGGAGATTTAATAGAATTTGGTGACGCCTCTGTGGTTCCTGCTGCTTTAGGAGCACCATCAGGAGAATATTACGAAATCGTAAGTATTTCAAGTAATGACTTAACAATTAAAAGAAGAACATCAGGCGGCGGAACAGGACTAAAACACGCTGTCGTAGATAACGCAATAATAAAAAGATACTGGAAACATTTCGATCTAGTTTCTGCTGCACCAGGAACAACAGATGATGTTTCTAATCACGGTGGATCAAATGACGAATTACATATCGTTATTACAGACGAAGATGGAGGTATCACAGGTACTGCTGGAACAATTTTAGAAATATATGAAGGTCTTTCACAGGCTTCAGACGCTAAAAATGCTCAAGGCGGAACAAATTATTATGTTGATGTAATTTACAATCAATCAGAATATGTGTATTGGATGGATCACGAAACAACACTTGCAAATGCAGGTGGTTCCAAACAATCACAAACTTTCGACAATGTTGGAAGTTCTGCAAGTGTTGTTTTTAATAATTCACTCGCAAATGGTACAGACGATTTTGCTGTAACCAATGGTGAATTACAAAACGCATATGACAAATTCAAAGATGGCGAAACTGTTGACATTAATTTATTGTTAACAGGTCCTTCACACACTGGTGCTGACGCAACTGGTGTAACCAAGGCTACTGCTGTAATTGATGTTGCAGAATTCAGAAAAGACTGTTTAGCATTTATTTCACCTGCAAGAGCGGATGTAGTAAATGTTGCTGACGCTATCGTACAGACTAATAATGTTAAAGGTTTTGCTAACGCATTATCTTCAACATCTTATGCTACATTAGATAGTGGTTACAAATACCAATATGACAAGTACAATGATGTATATAGATTCGTTCCTTTGAACGGAGATATTGCTGGTCTATGTGCTAGAACTGACAATGTTGCAGACGCATGGTTCTCACCAGGCGGTCTCAATAGAGGTCAAATTCGTGGTTCAGTTAAACTTGCATACAATCCTAACAAATCTCAAAGAGATGAGTTATATCGTGCAAGAATTAATCCAGTGGTAACATTCCCTGGTCAAGGTACTGTACTATTTGGTGACAAAACTATGTTATCAAAACCAAGTGCTTTCGATAGAATCAATGTACGAAGATTGTTTATCGTATTAGAAAAGGCAATTTCTACTGCTTCTAAATTTCAACTATTTGAGTTCAATGACGAATTCACTAGGGCTCAATTTAGAAATCTCGTAGAACCTTTTTTAAGAGATGTACAAGGTCGTAGAGGTTTAACAGACTTTAAAGTAGTCTGTGATGACTCAAACAATACTGGCGATGTTATTGATCGTAATGAGTTTAGGGCTGATATCTTTATCAAACCTAACAGATCAATTAACTTCATAACTTTAAACTTCATTGCAACTAGATCAGGCGTGTCCTTTTCTGAAGTTGCAGGTGCTTAATCTAGAAAGAGGAGAATACTATGCCTAATATTAATGACTTTAAATCTCGTCTTGCTGGAGGCGGTGCAAGAGCCAATCAGTTCAAGGTAACATTACCTTTTCCTGGATATTCGATTGTTGGTGGTGAAACACAACAAATGGCTTTCTTATGTAAGGCTGCTCAACTTCCCGGTTCTACCGTGGGAGAAGTTGCAGTACCTTTCAGAGGAAGAAATCTGTATATTTCAGGTGAGAGAGAATT